TCAAACTTGTTCAATGTCATTAACACTTTTCACAAGTTTGAAAGTTACATTTTTTATATCGGCTGTATTAATTTTTACATTTTCCCTATCTTTTTGTAGCTCTTTATGCGACTCTAATGTATATTTACCACCATCTTTTGTATTTATGACGATGTTACCTTTAGGCAAATGTTCTCCCATATACAAGCCATAGGAAATATGAGCAAATCTTATGATATGATCCAATTCTTTTAAAGTGACAACTTCTTTATTAAGAGTAATATTCCTCTTAGGTGTATACACTCTGCCAGCAACTGTGTATGTTCCTTCTAAATGTATACGAACTTGGTTTTCATTTAAAGGTCTCTCTGAATAAACCCAATTCCTAGATTTATTAGATTTTCCATTTATTGTATCCTTGCTGTATCTATCGTAAAGTTTTTTAACCAAAGCTTTTTCTGAATTATTTGGTACTTCTTCAACTTTTTGTAATTGTTTATCTTGTACACTTGAGGAATTTTGTGTTGACGCGTCTGCTTTTGGATATATTCCAAATGTTCCCCCATAGATGATACCTAGCGATAGAATAGATTTTAATACGATTGAATTTTTTGAGTCATATTTTTTGAACATATTTAATTACCTCCTTGATGTAAAGCTTTATTTGCTACAATTATAAAAATAATAGACGTGTTCATGAATTAAATTCATCTTAACTCTTGATTAACTTTAATTTGCTACCACTCTGAATTTAATAACTATAAATCGTCTACACATAATTGGACAAAATCTAAGAGAATAAAATTTGTTAATTTAAAATAGCAAGCAATTCAAAGTTATATGTGTAATAGATAAAATAGATATCCCTATAGTGATGCGTTACTAGCTAAACATAATAACACATTAGAAGATAATGAAGTTAAGGAGTTACTGGATTGTTTCGACTATGTAATTAAGTATAAAAATATCCAACGACAAAACGTAATTATAAAATGGTAAAAGCTATGGTACAGTTTCAAATTGCTAATGACATGCGTATCGGTGAGCTACTTGCAATAAAGAGAGTAAATATAAACTATGAAGATAAAACGCTAGATATCGACGGTAAAGTTAATTGGATAACTGAAAAAAGACGGGAGCATTCGGAGTAAAGGAGACAACTGAAAGAAGTAATAGCTATAAGGCCACAGGGCTCACTACCCAAAGCATCGACTTACTAAGAACACTTATGCTTGGAATGATAAGTTTATTGATAGAGAGTACATATTCACAAATACGTCTGGTAGCCCTATCGACTCGAACAAAATTAGCCACATTATTAAAGGGGGGCGCTGATATTAGTTCTATTAAGAAACCTATAACGACGCATACATTACATCATTCGCATATATCTACACTTGCTCAATTAGGAATTAACTTAAAAGCAATGCAAGAGCATGTAGGTCATTCAGATTATAAAAAAAATCTAGAGATATACACACATGTTACTAATCAGATGGCGAAAGATATGATGAATAAATTTGAACGATTGGGGAGTTAAAATTGGAAAAAGATGATACACTAGCAGAAATTAAGCCTATGCTCAATTTTGATGAGCAAATAGCGAAATTAAAACAGATGAATATATTTTTTAATATTATTGACACCGAAAAAGCAAATGAAATTCTTAGAAAAAATAATTACTTCTTCAAACTAGCTTATTTCCGAAAAAATTTCGAAAAAAAGAATGGCGGCTATTTCATAGAATTTGCTTATTTATCAGATTTAGCAACTATAGATATGAAATTAAGATACACAATGTTGCATTTAACTTTAGATATTGAACATAGTTTAAAGTATCTAGTCTTAAAACTAATAACAGAAAATAACCAAGAAGATGGTTATAAAATAATAGATGAGTTCTTATGTATTGATAAATCATATAGCAATTCAAATTTTGACACAAATTCAAGAACACCAGAAGAAGTTATGGAAACCAAAATCAAAAATAAAAACGAAATATTCAAGCATATGAATAAACGAGGACAACTACCCGAGAAGTTGAATAAATACTATCAAAATCCACCCGCATGGGTTTGCATTGAATTCATGCAACTAGGTCAATTCGTTTCGTTTCTCAACTTCTATTACAAGAAGTACAATGACGAAGAATTGAGAGTTGCTAATATTTTAATGCCTTTAGTTAAAAATATAAGAAACAAATCAGCTCATAACCAACCCATCATAGCAAATCTAAATTATGACAGTAGATTACCTCAATATTTATTTGAAAAAGGGAATAATATAGGCATATCTAGAAACATGTTCGGAATAAAAAATTTCATAGATACTTTCGCTACGCTAGAATTACATAATCAAGTTTGTAGTAATGCAATTATCCAAGCAAGATATCACGATTTGGACCAACTTCAAAAGCGATATAAAAGAAACGAAAGCTATTATAATAATGCATTAGCTATCAAAAGATTTTTTATAGCTTTAGATAAAATTATTGACTTCAACAGACCAAAAGTATAAACTATCTAGTGAGGAAAGAGACTTATAGGTCTCGCGAGTTATTTTAATTCGTATGCAAGAAAAAGAAGAGCTATGCATTTTATTTAAAATGCGTAGTTCTTTTTTTATGCATCTAAATTCATATTATTTTTGCAATATAAACATATCTTTGTGCAAATTCCGAACACAAAACATTCACATCATCCTTTTTTGCCCTTTTTCTATACCCCAAAACACAAAAAGCCCCGTAAGCCTATGCCTACGGGGTTTGACAATAAATTATATATTATTGTTCTTCTTTTATATACTGCTATTTTATGAATAATCATTAGTGTTCAAAAAGCTGTTAAATCAATGTTTCATACTCATATTGTTCATTTTGAAAGTCTATGAACATTCACACTATTTCGTAACTTTGCGAACTTTTTGCGAACATACTACCCTTGCCTCTAGTTTCACAATTACACCTTTTTTCGCCTTTATAACAACCACACTCCTAGATCAATAGGTTGTAAGGTTTGAGCATTTTATAATTAACATAAAAAATAGACAAGTACCGAAGTACCTGCCTTATTTCTAAATCCACAGGAATTCATTAATATAATAATTATAATTGTAACTTAATTAATGTCTATTATAGTTATATATAATAGAAGCAAAACCTAAAATGACTATAAAAGCTATCAAAACATAAACTGAAAAATTATCAGTTCTAATATAAAACTTAAAAAGTAAGAACATTACAAAAGCAACTATAAAATAGACAGGAATAAACGACTTTCGCCAAAGTATAGAGTTTTTCATGAATTCACTCTCCTATCAACCGAAACATGACGCTGCGGCACCTGTGGCACCACCAGAAACCCCACCAATAATAGCACCTGCAACAGTTCCTAAACCTGGTATAACTGAAGCTGCACTAGCACCGCCTAGCCCACCAGTGCCAGCGCCTCCAACTGTTCCTAAACCACATTTAACCCAGTTAGTTTTTCTCTCTTGACTAGATTTAATTACTTGAACATCAAATCCATCTTTAACCTTTTTATAAACCAAAACAACATCGTTACCTTTTTTATCTTTAGCATTAGTTGGCATCACTTTTGACGCTTTTCCATCAGATAATGTTAACTTACCATTTTTGTCAACAGTCCCTTTAATACCCTTTTCAAATGAAAGATGCAAGGTACTTTCATTTTTTTGATTCAGTTTCCCGATATTATCACTTTTTTGTTCAGCATGAGCGTTGTCATCCATTACAAGAGAAGATCCTGCTATTGATCCCATAACTACGACTGTACTTAATAATACTTTTGATAACATTTGCTGTTTCATAATAAAAACTCCTTTTAAAATTTTTACATTTTAATTTTATCAGTTCTTACTATAACGCTTTACCAAAATTTCTTAAGTGCAATAAAATCATTCCTAATTGTAAAAAATGGCGTGTGTCTAAAATTTTATAGTAAAAATATAATTATTTAATCCATATTTATATTGCTTTCTCGCTATCTCCTCCGAACGTTGTGCTTGTTCCATTTGTGATTGAAGTTGTGCGTTTTCTTCATCGCGTTGTTTGAGTTGGCGCTTAAATTCTTCACGTTCTTTATTGGTCATTTCGTATGGTGTTTTCATCTCTCCTGAAGACGTTTGTTGTTTTTCTTCTCGATGCTCTACTGGAATAGTTGCTATCTGATAAAGCGCTTTAAGTCCTAAATTTGCGCTCGAGTGCAATTTTGATTGTTCATTTGCAACTTTGATAAACCTGCTAGCTTGGTACTTATCTAACCCAACTTTTTCAAGCCACTTACCAAATTCTCCGTGTGCTAAGTCATTTTTTCACATGTTTTAATCTACGACCAATCTCGAATATCGATTGACCAGCGATGTTTGAAGTCGTATTTCACGACGTCACACTTACGATTAGCATATCTAGTTACACAATCTTATCCCCCACTGCAACACAGGTCGTTTCTCAGCGTGAAAAAACGCCACTTATAGTGGTATAGAAATTAATATATAAGTTGTTTGTTTAACAATAATACTACTTAAATAGCTCTTCATTAAAGTACAAATAGGCTAATACGCCTATAGGAACACCTAATAAAGGAGTTGTAAATATGCTTGCTAAGAATATGTAAAATACTAAATAACATACATCGTCAGCTTTCCATTTCTTGTTAACTAAATATCTCCATATTTCTTTAATGCTCACACGATAACCACCTTTTTAATATGTAATAAAATTCTGTTCACTCTTACATATATCATAATATTACTATAAATTAAATAGGCATTTTATTGATTTTAACTATCGAATTTATATTCGATTTCTTATTCCAAATGTCACATATAAATTATTTAAATAAAAACGTCACTTTTGATAGTTGTTTTTCTCTAGCCTTTTCTTGAATATCTCCAGTTAAATCTTTGACGTAAAGAATTTAAATAAAATAAACCACCACCTATTGGAAGGTAATGGTTTCACATTAATCCTCTAACGGAATATCATCCACAATCACAGTATGACTAGGATTAGCATTAGATACCTCTTTTACAGTTTTGTCTAGTTCCTCATCATCTCCGTCCCATTCACCAATATTAATGAATATAGGCACATTCCCGTTAATATCATGCTTATCTGTAAATAACTTATGGTATTTCCCCAACATATCACGAGCTTTTAAACGATCACTTGGCTTAATTGGTACCTCTATCAGTTCAACATGTTCATTATAGACTAATTGTACTTTGCCACTTTGTGGATTCTCTTTATATTCTCCACGCTTTACTACAACTTCTTTCGTTTCTGTTTCATCACCGACTGCCGCATTCGTAAGCACATGTAGTAACTCTTTTGCGGTTAATACATTCTCATCTATAATCTTATCTTTTTGTTCTTGTATATATTGCTTGATGTGTGGCTTCTTCAATAACCTACACCCTGTCACATGTGCGCTATTTGCGCTATAGCCTGCTTTTATGGCACTTTGTGTTACATTAAGTGTTCTTATATACTCATTCACAAAACGCGCTTGTTTTGCCGTTAACTCACTCATTCTATCACCTCCACAATTTTATCTAATAAGGTTTCATACCATAATCTTACAGATTGTTCTGAACACTCTAAGACATTGCTAATATCTTTAAAACTACGTCCTTGTATTAAAGAATCGAAAATATAAAACTCTTTATCATTAGCTACTTGGTCAACAATCATTTCTAAGTGATTCTTTACAATATGATCATCAATGTTATCGTCTGCCATCCATTCATTAGAATTTTCATCACCTATTGAAAAGAATTCATCGGTATTTATTTCATCATCTATCAACACATCACTTCTAGTTCGCTTATGATAATCACAAACGAAGTCTTTTATTTGCTTTTTATCCATTGTTACACCACTTTTACATATGAAGATTGGTGATATGCATTTACTCGTGCAATCTTACTGTTTTCAATTGCTGTATTTCTTTGTTTTTGACGTTCTGAACGTTGTTTAATACTTGCTTGATACAAATCAACTTGTAAGCGTTCAATGACGTTGTAGGGCTTATATCGTCCATTTGAACGCATATATTTTACAACTTGCTTCTGCTCTTTTTCTGTATAATGATTTAGTACCTTTTTCAACAACGCCGTATTATTTATAGATCTATTTTTATAGTTTTGTAACCCTGCTTTTGTTTCAATAATTTTGATAACTAATTTTTCAATCGGATATGAGACAGACACGACCCCCATTATTTCATCACATGTTGTGGTCGACGCACTCATATGGTACATACTTTCAATTTGGAATTCACACATCTTAATTTTTTTATTAATAAATGCTGGGTTAAATTGCGTTAATAGTTGATACTCAGATAGTTTATTGTCGCCATTACGATAATATAAACAATTCTTCGTTTTAAGCAGTTTCATTTATTCACCCCTATAAACAGAGCCTACCCGAATTGGATAGGCAATCATTGCTATTTAATAATCCTGTTTTGCTTAGCTAAATTTTGTAGCGTTGTACCATATTGCTTTTGCTTAGACTGTTCTGATTGTTGTAACTCACTTGAAATCTCCTGCATATTGTTTTTAATATCCAAATCAACTGCATTTATTAATAGATTTGTATCTGCTTCATTTAAACCAAATGCATTTGCGACCTTTTTAGTATTATTTAACTCGTATTTTGTTTCCATTTAATTACCCTTTCTTTTTAACGTTTTAAAAACAACTTGTTATTGTGTTCGTATGGCAAATCATTACCATTAATATATGATGTAAATATATTTTCTCTAAAGTAGCCATTCAATGCTTCCCTAGCCTCTTTATCATCATATAATTGTTCTTGACTATAAATACTCGCATATTGCTGATGCTCATCTTCATATCTATCATTAATATCTTCTATTTCATCAATGATCTCATTATATGCATCGACTACTTTTTTTAATTTACCTAAAGCTGATTGCTTTTCTGATTCGTATAATGATGACAACTCGCTTTGATGTTTTAATAATTCAATTGTCTTTTGATATTTAACTTCTTTCGACACACTTTTCTTTGTCTCTAAGCGTTTATTAAGTGCTTTTAGTTTCTTTTCATCAGCATCTGTTGCTTGATATAGGTTATCTGCTTTATCATCTTGTCCATCCATGATTAACTGTTTATATGTGGACTTATCTATCTTTATTTTACTCTCCAATGCATTACGCTCTTGTTCCAATTCTTGTATAGCCTTTTGTTGATCTATTACAAATTGGTTGTATTCTTTAAAGTACGATTCAGTTTTCATTTTTATCCCCTTTACACTTTAATTCGTTTCAAAGCTTCATAGCGTTTCATACTGCCATCAGCTAATTTCTTAATACTTCTCATCGCTTGTTGCTTTTCTTGTTCTGTCGTAAAGATGTAATAACCACGTTCACTAGGTTTATAACTGCATCCGATAGGATAGCCATAATCATATACTAATGAATTGATTACTCTTCGTAACCATCGTTCATTGCTTGAATTATATTCATATCCCAATTGATTTAAGATTTTAGTTTTAGTAATATACTTATTGGACGTATTTTTTATCACATTGAAAACTTGCAGGTGTTCGGTGGGTAAATGATACGTCTCTTTTTCTGCGATACTTTGCATTTCTACACCTCTTTCTTTTAATTATTTCATACCTAAATTATACCATTTTTACAGGTCCAAAACAAACTTACGTTCGCTTTATAGCGCGTTTTATCAATTGTTTAGCTTATCATATATAACACTTATAAAATCATGTTATAAACTTAACGTTAGGCTTTTCACATTAACCTAATATAGAACTTAAGTTCGGTAAAATAACACGAACAAACAGCGAACAAACTTAACTTTTAGGCCTATGCCAAAAACACAAACTTTAGCTTGTATTAGCGTTAACAAAGTTCGCACACCTTGCACAAATCTTGCCATTTTTTCAATTCTCAAAGACTGTATACCTTCCGATTTTAAAAGCCAACACCTTCCGAAAACCTTACCATTTTAAACTGCTATACCTCGTATAAAATCGTAGTATTTTATTAGGAGCCACACACTACATGTGACCCCTCATAACATTATTTACTCAAGCTATAGTAAGACGCTTTTAGATCATTCAATTTACGTTCTAAAGCCTTGTAATCCTCTTGCGTCGCATTCTCATCTTGTATAAACTCAGTTACCAACTTCAATCCCTCAACTAACTCTGGTTCTGGTTCATTGATTCCCGTAGCTAACTGATACAACATTTCAATATTCGCTATCACATCAGTATTACTTGATTGAATGCCCTCAAGTGTATCTGTATCAAATCCATTTTCTAGGTACTCAAACACATCACTATTATTTGATTCTGCATATGTTTGTAATCCATACATAAAATACTCATCTTCAAACAATTGACTAGCCATCACATCACTAATAGAAAGCTGTTTACCATCATGTAATTCATAACCTACATAATGACCTTCTATGCTTCTTATAAGCCCCTCAGTGTACTTAGGTGACGCTAATTCAAATGATTGCCTTACTTTACAATCTTTAATATATACATGACCAAACAACTTACTATTCATCACCACATAACACATATCAAATGGATCATTGTATAACTTAAAGCAACATGGTTGCACTTTACTATGTTCTAACAATCCCGTGTAGTACCTTAATAACGTGCCTGCTCTTGTTTCAAATTGGTTTGCGATAATTTCTATATTCATATTAAATACGTGCTCCTTTTATACTTTTATAAATTTTACTATCCCCTAGATTCTTTATACTTCGCTCACTCAAATTAAAATGCCAGTTCAATTGAGTTTTATCTTTAACATCAAAACCAGCTTTTAACATTGCACCTTTAAACTGACCATTAGTTATATAGCTACCTTCAAATGTATTTTCTAACTCTTCACGATATTCTGCTTCAAATACATGTTTCAAACCGTAAGAAGAATGCCTTGTATTAAAAGACTTTATTTTATCTAGCGAATTACAAAATTCCATTAATGCACATTTCTTATCTTCATTTAATTCATCAAAATGTTCTGGTTGATTTACATCTATCATTTTAAATTCTCCTTTACTTGTAATAAGTAGCTCAATGCTACCAAAAGCTACACACACGCTACCTACTTAAACCCAGTCACACCAATGGTTAAAGCAAAAAAAGTAGTAGTAGCAAGAATTTCTACACTCACGTATATATTTTTTATAATGTTTATTATTAAAATATTTTCAATCTCTTAAAAACAATACTACTGCTACCAAAACAACCAAAACTATTGATATGACAACGTTTATAAGGGTAGCAATATGGTAGTAAAAGGTAGCAGAAAGCTACCTTTTTAGTTTTTTAAATCCCCATCTAACATTATTTTCTGTATATTTAACAGAACGTTTCCACTCAATATCATAATAATTTTCTAATAGCGTGATAAAATCATCTTTATTAACGGGCTTTCTAATAAAATTACTGTGACACCATACTTTGTAATCTTTGTATGTTTCTGCACCTGGATTATTCAAGAAGAAATCAATATTTCTATTTTCAAGATACTCACTTAAAGGATTATTGTTATCTGAGAATAACTCAGCGCTTTTATCAGATCGTTCATTAGGTGTGATATATGAGCCATCTCGTTGTAGCATGTCAGCCAATGTATCAATCGCTAATTTTAAAACGTACTCTTTGGCGCTTTTGTTATAAATCTTGTTAGTACTTTCAGTAACACTTAAACGTTCTTGATCGTCTTTAAAACTGTAGTTGAACGGGATAATATGCAATCGCTTATTAATTTGTTCGCCACTTTCTTTGAATTTAGGATAGTGATTACTAGCAATAATAAATGGCGTTTGCATACGTACTGATTGACTGGCCTTACCCTTTTGTTCAATCTCTAAATAACCACCTGTGATAGCCGTTTTAATATTTCCAGCATCTTCAATTTCAATATTCGGCAGATCATCAACCATATTAGCCATTTTTCCATAGATACTAGACCCAGCAAAATGATTGTTCGCTAGCCTTTGAGGACTCACTGATGATATTCGCCCCCCACTATCAAATGTGGCTTTTATCATATGTTGTACTGTTGATTTTCCATTATCTGCAACCGTTCCTAGTAAATAGATAATTTTATCAATCAAAATTTTCGGATATAATACTTGTGCAAACATCTCATAAATATTCATAATGGTTGTTTCATGATTGCACGACACTTTTTGTATTGTGGTATCTACAAACTCATCATAAGCATTAGGATTATATGCAGTCGGCAATTTATCAATGACAAAAATATCTGGTGTAAATGTCCTAAATATCTTTGTGTGATAATGTACGAGACCATTTTTTACAGCCACATATTCATTATTAACTACACTTCTAACATCACACATATCAACAATATAGTTTCTAACCTCTTTAACAGAATTATCTTTTAAATTATCTAAACTCCTAATAATTTTTCGTAATTTACGGCCTGTTTTATCTAGTTCATAAATCCCAGTTTGAGTATTATAAATATAAATATCGCTATCAGCATCTGGATATCTAACAATGTGATATTCCTGGCAAATAAATTTGGCCATAATAGTGTGATTGAATTTAGGTTTCCTATTAGTATCATCATTAGGGTAGAACCACCAGGAGCCTTTTTTTATAAGTTTAGGTGGGTTTTCTTTACCAGGTTTAACATATACTTCACTTTGATTATTTATGGCCTTATCCAGTTCCAATTGCCCCCATGTGGTATTGCCACGTTTAGAACCCCATTTGTCCGTTAAATTGTTATAATTCAAAAATATACGTTCCATTTGTTCCTTATCTTTACTAGTGTAGAAAGCTAAATAGTGCAACAGACTCTGAACAGCTTCACTCGGACTATCGAAATAAGGCTCATAATTGCCCTGCAATAAGTTACTGATTTTATCTTTTTGTTTTGATTTCAACATAATATTAATTACATCTTCATCATCTAGATTACTTTTATTAGTGATATTATTTCCGATAAACGTTTCAGGTAGTTCTTCTTGTTTAAAATAACGTTCCACTAGATTATTTAACAGTGATTGGTCATCACTTATTTCCCTTTGCCCAATTGACTCACCTGTCATCGTCATAAACCTAGCATTATCATATAATTCGATATCTAGGTCACTACGCTTTTTCTTACGTTCTTTAGGTAACTCACCCTTAAAAAAGCAGTGTAAGCCAGTACCACTAGGAGACTTCTCACAATATGTCATCTTAGTCATATCTAAAGCTAAATTTGAGGTAATTTGGCTACTTTCATCAATTGCATTATCGATATCTAACACAATATAGTTATCATGTTCGCTTATTACGAAGCCTATACCGTCATACCTATCATTTTGTTCATATATAGAATTAATCGCATCAAATATTGTCCATGTATCACTGTTCGTGGAGCTTGCTTTATATCCAGCATAGCTATATGGTATTTTTGAATATTGCTGTTGCTTCTCGTTCCATTCAGCTCGCCATAGTACCCATTGTGGCAATTCAATTAATTCATCGGGTATCTCTAGCGAATTGACTTCTAATATTTTATCTTTTTCTTTAATCGCCATTGAATACCTCCAATTTACTTTTAAAACAAAGCATTAAATGGTAAAATAATAATGTATTAAATAAGTCATTTTATGCTTTTTTCACATTCTTTGCGTCATCTGATACCTCGCCAAAGTTCTCAGATGATGCTTTTTCTATTTCATGAAATTTTTGTATAAGTTCACCGAATTCTTTTAAGTACACATGTAATAACTCAACTGTATGTTCATTTTGTATACGATGTTCTAAATAGCTAGCAGAAAAATTAATATGTTCCCGTTTTGTTTCTAATTCATTTTTTACAAATCTATCTTTAACAAACCAAGCATGTTTGGTAGCTACATCATTAATTTTTTGTTTTATCACTTCAATGTCACACATTAAATCTTTAATTTCCCAATTCATTTTTATTCTCCTTTCTCTAATTGAAAATTATTCTTTAATTCTTGTGCGCACCATTTCATTATCAATTCTAAGTGCTTTTCACGACTGATCTCTGAAACCACTTCAATACTATTAACATATTCTGTGTGTTCATAACTTTCCAAGTTATTCATGACACTTAACTCAAGTTGATAAACCACGTGTTCTATTACTTCTTTTTGTTCATTATTCATTTTCTAATCCTCCTGTTAAATTACATCCTAAAGTTATTAGCCAAGCATAAACGCTAAAAGCAGCATACATGTTAGATATTGCTAGTAATAAAATTGTTAACAATGAAACTAAGCAGATATAAGCTAAATACATTTTCATTGCCTTGCCTCCTACATCCATTTTTTATGACGTGCCTTCATGTACTCCTCGAATCGCGGAATACTGATAACAATCATTGTTGATGATAACGAGTAATATAAATCATCAACACCTTTAGAATCTTTTTCCCACTCTTTTAAAATGCGATTCACCGAACTGTATGAAATTCCAAAAATACCAGCTAGTGCATTAGGCTTTGCAAACAACGGATTTACTACAACTTGCTCCGGTTCTGTAACTGTATTTTCTTTTGATGGAAAATCTTGTAACTTTGTTCTAGGCATTTATTTAACCTCCTTTTTTTCATTAATTCCAAAAAATTCATTTGGTGTTACACCGAAATATTCACATAACTTCATAACTGTTTTTGTATCTGGATTTTCAGTACGTTCGTGATACAAGCCATGTATTGATGTTCTGGAAATACCAGTTACCGTGCTAAGTTTTGACGCCGTAACTCTATGTTTCCCCATCAACAAACTTAAATTATTATTCAAGATAAGCACTCCTTTCTTTTAGTACTACAAGTACTTTTTTGTACATTGAGTACAAAACAAATATTACACACTTCTTTTTGTATTGTCAACACAAAAAATATTGTACTCAAAGTACAACTTATTTATAATTATAATTAGAGGTGATTTATATGACTTTTGGTGAAATATTAAAAAAAGAAAGAGTGAGTTGGAAGCTTTCGGTTAAAGAACTCTCTACTTTATCAGGCGTTTCGCAAACATATATAAGTAAATTAGAAAACGGAAAAAGAAATTTCCCTTCTTTAGAAACAATTTTCAATTTACTAATAGGCTTTAAAACACATATCGAATATAAAATGGGCAGTGAAAGCCCGTTTTATGAAATCAATAATAGTTACTTAGATGAAATTCTCATAATGTTTATAAACTCATCTAATAGTACTATTAGCGATAGAGACCCCAATGAACTTATTACACAATTCAATGAATATTATGATGTTACAATTAAAAAAAAACAGAACGAAAACTCAAAAATTGAAAGTGATATATTTAGTAATAAAATCAAATTGGTTAAAGGGACTACAAAAAAAGAAGTTATAGAAAAGCCTTATTTTGACTTAAATTGGCTACTTACTCAAAATGAATATGAAGTGTTTTTTGACAGAAGCTTTCTCTTAGATAATAATTTTTTAAATAAGAAGCATTTCACAGAAAAAGATATGTATTATTACAACGTTTTAAATGATAACGATTTAAAGACAATTAAAGATTTAATCGTTGTATTTTTACTTAATAAATACAATTACATTAAAAACAAGGATGATTTTTTTAATATCTTTACAAACTCGGAAGATGATAAAACTAAAAGAGACGCCTTATATAAAATTTTATATGAAACAGATTAATGTCATAATTTTCAAATAAATTATATAAAACAGTCAAATCCCTACGTGTCCTAGCACACCTACGTCTTACTTTAAGGTTGTGAGATACATAGTAAAAATGATTCAACCAATATACTCAAGGAGTGATTAATTGAATGTATTAATTGAATATTTATTTTTTACTATATATGCGTTAGTTATAACTATTTTTATCACTCAGTGCATATCAATGTTCAAACTGATTGATAACATGTATAACTATGATCATTTAAAGCACTATAAAGAAAAAAATGATGAAGATGACAAGGAGGGATGACAAATGTGGGTTCGTGAAATCACTAAAAACAAAAGTACGGCCTATCGCTATTTAGAGCGCTATACAGACCCTTTAACCGGCAAGTATAAAACAGTATCAGTTACACGTAACAAGAATAATGTACGTAGCCAAAAGGACGCTCAATTAGAATTAACTAAAATAATTGAGCAACGTTTGAAACATAACAGTACGAAACAACTTGAAAACTTAACGTTTCACGATGCGTGTAATGAATGGTTAGAACATTACAAGACACATTCAGGTTCAAAACCAACCACTATTAAAGAAAAGAAAAGTAATGCTAATACAGTCAAAAATGCTATTGATAGCAAAGTACTCATCAGCAAGATTACGCACACCTACTTACAAAACATCATTAATGAATGGGCTAAATCACATAGTATTGGCCATGTTCAATCTCTTGTTATTGTTATTCGTTCCGTTTTCAAATATGCGTTTAAATATTATGATCTGCACGATATTAGTGTGTTAGATAAAATAGATATACCCAAGAAAGCCCAAACCAGAAACGAACTTCAAGCTAAACGTAATAACTATTTAGAAGATAGCGAAGTAAAGGAGTTACTAGAGTGCTTCGACTATCTAATTAAACATAAGCGTCATGCTACGCGTAAACGAAACTATGAAATGGTTAAAGCATTAGTAGAGTTCCAAATTAACAATGGAATGCGCATTGGCGAACTCCTAGCAATCAAGACAGACAATGTAGACGTGGAGAATAAAACACTAGAGATTGATGGCACAATTAACTGGGTTACCGATGTAGAAACTGGAGCATTTGGAGTGAAAGAAACGACTAAGACGAGTAAGAGTTATCGAACAATAGGCCTCACAACTCAAAGTATTAATTTACTCAAAAAACTTATGCTAGAAAATAAAAAAGAGAATCAGTGGAATGATAAATTTACAGATAGGGGTTATATATTTACTAACACTGCTGGTAGCCCTATTGACTTAAATAAGGTGAATAATATTATTAAAGAAGCAACAGATATAAGTTCAATTAACAAACGTGTGACAACGCACACATTACGTCATACACATATATCTACACTTGCTCAGTTAGGAATAAATCTAAAAGCGATACAAGATAGAGTTGGTCACAGTGATTATAAAACAACTTTAGAGATATACACCCATGTTACTGATCAGATGGCTAAAGATATGATGAATAAACTAGAAAATATAAGCAGTTAAATAAAAAGAATGGGGTTAAATAAATGTCATATGAAATGTTTGATGAAGCGAATGATATATACAAAACTTTATTCGATTCTGGTAAAGACCGTTTTAAAGGATTACCATATTGGCATCGATCAAAGTCTAATTGGTTATTCAAAGAATATAACGGAAAAATTAGCAATACATATAATAGCTACAAACGGGGAACAATAATTTATGTCGATTTTGGAATTAATGTGGGAAGTGAAATTTCTGGTGGACATTTTGCTATTGTTTTAAATAAAAACGATAACAAAAAGAGTAGTATGCTTAACGTTATCCCTTTATCTTCTAAGGATAAAAAATATTATCTCTCAATAGATAAAACTGTATTTGAAAATGCTAGTAATAGACTTAAACAATCATTAGACGATTGCCAAAAAAACATTAGCAAAATCACCTCAAAAATAGAAAAATTGCAATCCGAATACAAAGAACTGTACAAAAGTACTAAAGAAGGTATAAACGCAATAAGAGATAAAAATAGTGATACAGAGATTACCATAAGTGATTTAGAGAAAAATATAGAAGAATTAAAAGTAAATATAAAATCCGAAGAAAAATTATCAAAAGAAATTGAAAATAATAAGAATATGATTGAAAAAGTTTACCTCAAATATTCAAAATACGACAAACAAACTTTTGCATGCTATAAATCACTTCATTCTATAAGTAAACTTAAGGTTCGCAGAATAAATAAATATGATCCTTCTGGAAAAATGAAGGTTGATAATAGCACTCTAGAGAAATTAGATAAAAAAATCCTTGAAGAATTTACTAACATTAAGATTGACTAA